CTCTTATTAACTTCCAGCAGTCCTTCCTCCTGCCCTTTGTAACCAAAGCTGAACACCGTTATATGCAGTTTGACCCCGAAAACTATCCCGTGGCGGATTATAAGTTTGTTGCTACGAGTACTTTGGGGATTATCGCTAGGGAATATGAGGTTTCACAGCTAGTGCAGTTGCTTCAGACAATGCAGCAGGACAGCCCTGCTTATTCAATACTGATGCAAAGCATTATTGAAAACATGAACCTCAATAACCGTGAGCAGTTGATTGCGGCTATGCAACAAGCGGCACAACCCAATCCTCAAGCTCAGCAGATGGCAATGATGGCGCAACAGGCGCAAGTAGCCCTGCAACAAAGTCAAACAGCGGCACTAAGCGGTCAGGCCGCAGAATCTCAGGCTCGCGCGCAAAAGCTGGCAGTTGAGGCCCAGCTAGCTCCACAAGAGCTTCAGATAGACGTTGTTAATGCTGTAACCAGAAACCTGAAAGAAGGTAATGAAGATGATAAAGAGTTTGAAAGAAGGCTCAAGGTTGCGGATAGACTTCTCAAAGAAACTGAGCTAAGGACTAAACAGCAAAATGCTAATGACACAAACGGAACTCAACAACCTGTTCGGTCAGGTCAACGAAGCCTTCAAGAAGCAGACGGAGCAGTTGAACGACTTGAGGCGGCAATTAGACCAGCTTGAGGAAAGGCTTGATGGCTACGAAAAAAGATCCAAAACTGGTACGCGCGGGCGTAAGCGGGTACAACAAGCCGAAGCGAACCCCGAACCATCCGACCAAGAAGTTCGTGGTGGTGGCGAAGGTGGGGGACAAGACCAAGACCATTAGATTTGGTGATGCCAAGATGACGATCAAAAAGAGCCAACCGGCTAGGCGTAAGTCATTTCGGGCTAGGCACAAGTGTGATACAAACCCACCTAGTAAACTGACAGCACGATACTGGTCTTGCAAAAAGTGGTGACAACAAATTTAGAGGACGTTTACCGCTTAAAAACTAAAGAATCTCTTGATATAGCGCATAAATATCACGGACTTTTAAAAAGAAAGTCGGATAAGGTGATAGTTATGTATTCTGGTGGGATGGATAGTATTTCGCTTGCTTGGAGCCTTCTTGAGCATACTTCATTTGATGTTCATATACACTCAATTCACCTTGATAACTCCGAAGGTAGGATTAAGGCAGAAGGCCATGCAATTCAACAAAGCATAGCGTGGATGCAGCAAAATCAACGCCCGTTTGAGTTTTCATCAAGTTTTTACTCGTATAAAGCTAAATATCCTGGCGGTCGAGACATGGCTTTGGCTTTGTTTCAAGCTGGTCGGGTTATCGCAACAATGTCTGAACCCGTAGCCGCAGTATTTACTGGCGACTACAACATGAGCAAAGAGGAAAGTGCTGAGGCATACAGCATTTTTTCTGCGTTATTTATCAATAAACAAACGAAGCCTGTATGGGTTGCGCCATTTGACTACATGAGCAAAGCTCCGCTTGAAAGAAGTTTGGGTGTTTACTTTGCTATGCCCCAAGAGTTGCGCAAAATGTATTGGTCGTGTAGAAAGCCTAAAGAGACTACTGAAGGGTTTTTAACTTGCGGATCGTGCCATGCTTGCAAGCGGCAGTATTCCTTGCAAAAAGCTATAAAGGAGGCAGAAAGTGAAGGTTAAAGCGCCAAAAGGCTATCATTGGATGAAGGATGGCAAAGAATACAAGCTGATGAAGAATCCACCTGGGGGATACAAGCCGCACAAAGGCGCTTCTCAATCAGCAGATTTTAAGATTCAGAAAGTCCATAAAGGCAAATAGGAGGCTGTTATGGCTTATAAAAGTGGTGGAAGTGGTAAGTACATGGTGAAATCGAAGCCGCCCAAAAAGAAAAAGAAGAAGAAAAAGTAATGGCTGCAAAGAAAAAGGCCAAGAAAAAAGCCAAGAAAAAAAGTTCTATACCCGATAATGTAAAGAACAAGGCTCTTTACTCTAGGGTTAAAGCTGCGGCCAAGCGTAAATTTGACGTATATCCTAGCGCCTACGCTAATGCGTGGCTGGTGCGGGAATACAAGAAGCGTGGCGGGACTTATGGCTAAGCCAAAGGGTGGCCTAACTAAATGGTTTAAAGAAGATTGGGTAGACATTAAGACCGGCAAGAAGTGTGGTCGTAAAAAAGCCAAAGGATCTAAGCGTCCTTACCCAGCTTGTAGGCCCAAAGCTGTAGCCGCAAAGATGACCAAAGCTGAAAAAGAAGCTGCAAAGCGCAAGAAAAAAGGGCCAAAAGCTATTAAGTATGCGGTCACCGCATCTGGCAAAAGAAGGAAAAAGAAAGCCTGATGAATCGTGAAGATGAAAAGTATTACAACAATTACTTTGATTTATTTAGAAGCGATGGTTGGAAACAACTAACCGAAGAGTTGACATCGAACGCGGCGACTATTAATAATGTCGCGATGGTAAAAGACGCTGAAGACCTGTTTTTTAGGCAGGGCCAGCTAGAAGTATTGGTATATCTGTTGCAGTTTGAGGATTCAATAAACAACAGTTATGACGATTTGGTAGGAACAGATGATTAGGGTTTTTGACTTTAGGTGCGAAAACGGTCATTTGTTTGAAGAATTTGTAGACAGCACAACCACAACCCATAGGTGCGGTTGCGGCGCTGTAGCTACGAAGGTCGTTTCGGCGACTCCGTTCGTGCTAGATGGATCTACCGGGGATTTCCCCGGACGCCACATGAAGTGGGTACGCGAGCATGAGGAAGCGGGACGAAAAGGAAGGGAAGCTCGCCAAAAGGCGGGTGAACTTTAAATATCTCCACAACCTTTGATAAGGCGGGGCTAAGTTAAGTGATGTCAAGAGCGACAATTATTGATGAGCGTCCAGATGAGGAGGACACCACAACACCGGAAGAGCCAACGATTGAAGCTGTTGAGGCCCCTTTAGAGGAACAACCTCAAGAGTCTGAAGTACCAGAAAAGTATCAGGGTAAGTCTGTTGAAGAATTAATACAGATGCACCAGGAACTTGAAAAGTTTTCAGGCAAGCAGCGGAACGAGGTTGGCGAACTACGGCAAGTGGTTGACAACTACATCCAGACAGAACTCTCGGCTAAAGAAGCACCTGAGCAACAGCAAGTAGACGATAGCGAAGATGTTGATTTCTTTGTTGATCCTCAAAAAGCTGTGGATAGCCGTATTGCTAACCACCCTAAGATCAAGGAAGCGGAGGCTTACACTCAACAGGCTAAACAACAGGCCACTCTTGCACAGTTGAAGTCCAAACACCCAGAGATGGAAACGATACTGCAAGACCCTAAGTTTGCCGAGTGGATTAAGGGGTCAAAGGTTAGGACAAAGTTATTTGTAGATGCCGATCAACGGTATGACTATGACGCTGCGGATGAACTGTTTACGCTCTACAAAGAACGTAATCAGGTTGTCCAACAGACTGCTAACGCAGAACTGGCAGCTCGTAAGAATACTGTGAAGTCTGCAACTACTGGTAACGCTCGCGGTTCCGCAGAAGGGTCAAGGAAGAAGGTTTATCGTCGCGCTGACATTATTAAACTGATCAAGACCGACCCAGAGCGTTATCAAAGTCTTTCTGACGAAATATTGAAAGCATACGCCGAGGGTCGAGTTAAATAGCCTTAAAGGAGATTTATCATGGCTACAGCAACTTATCCCGGCTCGGGCGGTAATACCGCACTCACAGAAGCGGCAACATTTGTACCAGAAATTTGGTCAGATGAGATTATTGCTTCTTATCAAAAGAACTTGAAAATGGCTCCCCTTGTCAAGCGTATCGCTATGAATGGCAAGAAGGGTGACGTTATTCATATCCCTAAGCCTACTCGTGGTGATGCCAACGCTAAGGCGGCTGATACTGCGGTAACGATCATTGCCAACACAGAGTCAGAGCTGCAGGTTACTATTAACCGGCACTTTGAATACTCACGTCTGATTGAGGACATCGTAGAGGTGCAGGCACTGTCATCTCTGCGTCAGTTCTACACTGAAGACGCTGGTTATTCATTGGCTGTACAGGTTGACAATGACCTTCACGCGGCTGGTACTGGTTTTGGTGACGGTGGCGCTGTTGTATTCAGCCCCGCTGCTACTGACTATCAGCACACTGGTTGTTTCTTTAACGACAACGGTACTACCACTCAGTACACTGATGACACCCTGGTAGCTGGTGATGAGTTCACGGATGCTTTCTTCCGCGACATGATCCAGAAGATGGATGACAACAATGTACCGATGGAAGGTCGTAATCTGATCATTCCGCCCGCAACGCGCAATGCGATTATGGGTATTGATCGGTATGTGTCTTCAGACTTTGTTTCTGGCGGTACAGTCAACAACGGCTTGATTGGCAATTTGTATGGCGTAGACGTTTACGTTTCTGCCAACTGCCGAACCATTGAGGCTGCTGGTGATAACACTGCGTCTAGCGTTGACACTCGCGCAGCACTGTTGTTCCACACTGAAGCAGTCGTTATGGCAGAGCAACTTGCCGTTCGCTCGCAGACTCAGTACAAGCAAGAGTACTTGTCTACTCTGTACACCGCAGACACCCTTTACGGTGTTCAGGTGTATCGTCCTGAAGCTGGATTTGTCTTGGCAGTACCATCTGCCTAATCCAAACGGGGGCTTCGGCCCCCTTTCTTCTTTTCAGGCTGGGAACTATCAATGGCTAACTACACTAAGACTACTGACTTTGCGGCTAAAGACACGCTTCCTGGTGGTGATACCAACAAGGTTGTTCGCGGCTCAGAGTTTGAAACAGAATTTGATGCTATATCGACTGCAATTGCTACCAAGTCTGATACGGCAGGCCCAACTTTCACCGGCACAGTTACCATCCCCACTGTTGATATAAACGCAGGGGCTATTGATGGAACTGTAATAGGCGCTTCTTCAGCAGCCGCCGGTACTTTTACAAACCTTGTTGCTACATCTGCTGACATTAATGGAGGTACGGTAGATGGCGCTACGATTGGTGGCTCATCTGCTGGCGCAGGAACATTTACCAATCTGACTGCTAGTGGCACTGTTAATTTTAACGGCGCTACTGTAAGCAACCTCGGCACGATTACTACTGCTAACCTAGATGGTGGTACAGCAGATAACATTGTTATTGGTGGTGCTACTCCTGCCGCAGGATCTTTTACAACCTTGTCTATTTCCAGCACGTTTACTTTAGGTGGGGATTCAGTAACTTCTACAGCCGCAGAGTTAAATATCCTAGATGGGATAACAGCTAGTACGGCAGAACTAAACATTTTAGATGGAAAGTCGTTTGTAGATGAAGATGACCTTAGTAGTAATTCTGCTACAGGAATACCTAGTCAACAATCTGTAAAGGCTTATGTAGATTCACAAACGGGCGGAGGTGGAGCTACTTTAGCAGGACTAGCTGATACCAATGTTACTTCTCCTGCTGATGCGGCTTTGTTGTTTTACGACACTGGCACATCAAAGTGGATTGATAATGCAGTATCTGGCGACATTACTATTGCTGATACTGGTGTAGCCGCTATTGGATCTGGCGTTATAGTTAATGCCGATATTAATGCTAGTGCTGCAATTGCTATATCTAAGCTAGATGGTGTTACTTCTACAGCGTCAGAAATAAACTTAACAGATGGTTCTAGTGCAGGAACTATTGTAAATAGCAAAGCGGTTATTTACGGATCATCTGGCGAGGTTAATGCAACTACTTTACAGATTGCAGGATCTTCTATTACTTCTACGGCGGCAGAGCTAAACATTCTTGATGGGGTGACTGCCACTGCTACTGAATTAAACATTTTAGACGGTGTTACTTCTACAACCTCAGAACTAAACATTCTTGATGGTGTAACTTCAACAGCATCAGAACTTAATATCCTTGATGGCGTTACTGCAACAACGTCAGAGTTGAATATTCTTGATGGTGTAACGTCTACAGCTACAGAGATAAATCTTTTAGACGGTGTTACAGCTACAACAACAGAGATAAATTATCTTGACGTAACTACTTTAGGAACCTCTGAAGCTTCTAAGGTTGTAACAGCAGATGCTAATGGCGTAGTGACTTTTGACAATGGCAAGATTGAAGAGTCCACGGCAGTTTCATCTAGCTCTAATGCGGCAACTATCAACTTGCGAGATGGCGATAACTTTACTCATACATTAAGTGAGAACGTAACGTATACGTTTAGCAATCCTGCTTCTTCAGGAAAGGTATCTGCATTTACGCTAACCGTCACACAAGATAGCTCGCCAAGAACAATTACATGGCCGGGGGCAGTTAAGTGGTCTGGCGGAACAACCCCTACTTTAAGCACAGGAAGTGGTGATGTTGATGTATTTGTGTTCTTTACAAATGATGGCGGAACCAAATACTACGGCTTTACTGCTGGACAGGATATGTCGTGAGTTTAGCTTTAAAGTTAATGGCGGCGGCTTCTAATACTGGTGTTGCTTTTATAGAGGCAACAGGCGGAAGTATTGCAACAGACGGTAATTTTAAGGTTCATACTTTTAATTCAAGTGGCACTTTTACAATTACTGCCGCACCCGCTGACGCAACAGTAGATATTTTGCAAATTGCTGGTGGTGGGGGTGGCGGCTATCGTCGGGGTGGTGGCGGTGGTGCTGGTGGTTACGTTACTGGAAGTAGCGTTTCCGTGTCTGCTCAAGCCTATACCGTAACGGTCGGCGCTGGTGGCGGTGGAGGAACAGGTAACGGAGGTGGCGGAGAGGGCAACAACTCAAGTATTGGCTCTTTGTTAACTACATCTGTTGGTGGCGGCGGCGGCGGAGGTAATGGTAATGCCGCTGATGGCGGATCAGGTGGTGGAGGGCAAGGATTAAGTGCTGGTTCTGGCGCTGGTTCTGCAACTGCTGGTCAAGGTAACAACGGGGCGGCTGGTTCCCATTTAAGTGCTGGTGGCGGTGGCGGTGGTGCTGGAGCCGCTGGATCAGGAAATGTTGGTGGTAACGGATTGGCAAGCTCAATAACAGGCTCGTCTGTTACTAGGGCTGGCGGTGGTGGCGCATGGTCTGGCGGTGCTGGAGGCTCTGGCGGTGGTGGTAATGGTGGGTCAGGTACATCTAACAACGCAGTTGCTGGCACTGAAAATACTGGGGGCGGAGGCGGTGGTGGTGCGGATGACAGAGATGGCAGGGCTGGCGGCTCTGGTGTAGTTATTGTTCGTTATCAATTCCAAGCGGCATAAACATGGCACATTTTGCAGAGATAAATAGCGACAACGTAGTTTTAAGAGTCATTGTTGTTTCTAATGACGACATAAAAGATAGTGATGGCGTAGAGCAGGAATCTATAGGTCGGGCATTTTGCAATAACCTTCTTGGAGGAACATGGGTTCAAACAAGTTACAACAACAACTTTAGAGGCGTTTATGCTTGCATTGGGTATACCTACGATTCTGAAAATAATGTGTTTGTTAGCCCTGAGTAGATAATGAAGCTAAAGCGTGAAAACGATTGTTTTGTATCTGGTTTTGAATACCTACACCTACACATGGGCTATTGGAAGCAGAACGAGGCTAGAACATTACAGAGTTTGCAAATACAAGGAGATAAATAGCGAATCAGATCAAACGTACACCTGGTATTTACCTTGGCCTAATTCATATTGTGATCCTTACGTTATATACGAGGTGACAAATGATTGACCCGATTACAGCTGCGGCGGCAGCTACGAAAGCATACGCAGGGGTCAAAGCATTTATCGAGGCAGGCAAGTCCATTGAGGATACGTTATCAGTAGTAGCTAGATGGCAGGG